TGGTGCAACCGCTGTGCAGGGATACGAGTAACCGATACGTATCAGGAACGGAAATTGACGCAGAGGCGAAATCGCTGGCTTGCCTGGCTGGCTGAGAGAAGGGATGCATCGTGAGTGATGTGCCGGGATTCTCCCCACTGAAAGATTGGGAATTTGCCGCGCTTAAGGCCGACATTGCCAAGCGCGGCGTGTTGGTACCCATCGAGATTGACGCCAATACTAACCAGGTGGTGGATGGCCACCACCGCCTTCGTGCCGCACAAGAGCTCGGGATTGAGGACTATCCGGTTCGATTCCGAGAATATGCCTCTGATGAAGAACGCAAACTCACTGGAATCGTTCTCAACACATACCGACGCCAACTAACCGGCGTAAAGCGCACAATGTGGATAGCCATCGCCAACCAGCTGCGCTTGGACTTGGGCTACGATGATCCCCCCGTAGTAGAACCCAAGAAGACCAAGAAGCCATCGGCAAGTGATGAACCCGATGCACTGGCAGCAAGACAGCGCGAGCACCGACTCCGAGAGCGTATTCAGCCTAAACACCCGCTGGCACCCAATGCTGATCCATGGATAGTGGCCGATGAAGCACTGGATTGCCTAGAGGAGATTCGACCATTTCTCCAGGGTATGAAGACTCCCACGGAGCGTCTTGACCAGGCCATGGAGCTGATCCGGCAGCTGGCATTCGGGCCAGAGGAATTGGAGGCGTCGTGAGATTATGGCCCCTCCAGTGGGATGTGTACTGGCCCGGAAGCATTACTCGCTGCCCGGAATGTAAGAAGATCACATGGGCTAACCATTGGACATCGGATTACTGGGAGTGTGCCCGGTGTGGAGGGGAATGGTGGATATCGTGAGTATTGAGCAGGACTTCGCAGATTGTAGGCGTACCCGTGCTCAATTAGCGGACACCTGTATCGAGTTACGGAAAGAAAACGAGGCACTGCGCGAAGCGAACCAGAGACAGGATGCCGAACGCATTGGCGTGATGAACCAGCGGAACCAGGCATGGGAAGAAGTCGAGCGCCTAGAAACTGAATTGCTCGATGCCTCACGTATGACCAGCGAGCAAGAAGCCGAAATCGAGCGTCTGCAACGTCAGCTAAGTGCCTGCAAGGACATCGACAAGGAACTTGGTGTGTTACGAGAAACAGTCGAGCGCCTGCGGGCAGACAACGCACGAATGCAGAAATTGATTGAGTCGGAATGGGGTACGGAACCGTGACCCCAGTTCCACCATCATCCCCCATGGAGGAATCGAAGCGCTTACTCCGTGCTTTACCCCTCCGACTAACCCTGGGGATCATTGAGGCCCTATCCAGTGGTGGAAGCGACGCATTAGGCCGGGTGGCAGTGCTTTGCCGGCAGGTATCCGCCTCCAAGGAAAAGGAGCTTAGGGCTTCCACCCGGCAAGATCGCTTCAAAAGATCCGTAGCCCGAGATATCGAGTCCCTGCCCTGATGTTCCCCCTAATCCGCCAATACCCCCCACCAGAACCAATACCCGATAACAGGCCTCGATGTCCCAAGTGCGGAGAACGGTTGGAGGATGACAAGGCTCCATGGTGCTGGGAAGAGCTGCTGGCGGCGCTGGAAGCCGTGCAGCGCCGCCGAAAACGTATCAACGAAGCCCTGGGCTATGAGTTTGTCGGTGAGTATGTGGACAAAGCTCTTGAGGGGGCAGGGTGAGGAGTGGTATCGGCCCCAGGTGGTGGGTTGTTTGGACATGGCAATGGTGGGAAGACGGGTGGTGGATTCCCGCAGGCTGCCTCCTGTTCGTCCTAGTAGGGCTCGCCGGTCTTTTCTGGGAGATAGGATCGTGAGCTGCCCAGACGATCTTGACGATGTGACCGAAGGGAAACACTGCCTTCATGGCCGTTTTCTGGAATCTCGTACTTGCAGCCATGGTGCTCATGCTCTGGCTATACGCCCTAAGAGCGGCATTCATAGCAGACCGCAGAAAGAAGGTCTTCGAGAAGCTCGAGGCCATGCTTCGCAGTAGCAAGTCGTGAGGTAGAATCACTAACGCAGGGAGGCTGTCCCTAAGCGTGACTGTTGGGACAGGGCAACCCGTTCGATATATAGCGCGGGGCTTTGGGCCTTCGGGTTCCGAAGGTAGCGACTTGGCTGAGGACGGTCCCCCCTTCAACAACAGGCTTGGTTGGTGCGGGAGTGACAAGAGCAAGGTGCTGGCGGTTAGCGCAGCGTAGACCACCAGACTTGGAGCCCATGACGTTCGAGGCGTCGGACCCCACCGCATCAACCAAGTAGTTCGTGACCTAATACCAACACTAGGCGCCATGGCTGAAACCGGAATGAAGGCATGGCTGGAGTACATGGGAAGCACCCAGCGATGGCGGGACTACCGACCAATCCGTCCATGGTCTAGGCAGCATGGTGGAGACGGGTTGCCTCATGCCATCGCTCGTCTCCTGGTGGGTCAGATCCGACTGCTCCGTGATTGGATTAGAGAACGGGTATGTAGGATCGGCGGGACTCTGTGAAAGGAAAGAGGCCCGAGCCGCTCGAAAGAGCAGCAAAGGCCTCTTCACCTAGAATACTACGCTTGTTGCCAACATAGTTCGTGACTAGCAGCGTGCAATAACCACCATGACACGCCAGTGTCTTACTGACGGATGCCCCCACCCAGCAGTGGCCGGACGGTCACGGTGTAGCAGGTGTGGCCCCAGTAATCCAGCCAGGAAACCAGGGCAATCCAATCCCTATGACTACGCCTACCAGCGCCAGCGGCTAGCAGCCCTGCGTCCCGATTCTGTCTGCTGGATATGCGGTGGAGGTGCCAGGCTCAACGACCCACTCCAAGCAGATCACGTCATTCCTATCAGCATGGGTGGAGCCACTACCCCGGACAACCTCCGTCCCTGCCATAGGTCATGCAACATCCGCAAGGGTGGAAGGAACCGGCTGCGATGAGGCCAGAGGAAACCCTACCCACATACCCGCTATGTGAGGCGGGGACAGTTGACTATAGCGACCGGCTCGGCCCAAGGATCATCAAGTGCGGGGCACCCGCGAAGCTATACGGAGTCGCTGCGCTGTGTGACGAGCATAAGGGCGTACTCAAGGGTGAACTGCTGTGCAGTGGCTGTGGCCTCCCATGGGACCCAGTTATGCACATACCTGGCAAAAGGTCGTGCTGCCCGGACTGCTCACACTTCGAGAACAAGCGATGAAGACGGGGCGAGGTGGCAGATCAGCTAGGCAGTATGTGATCTGGGCATTCAAGCTTAGGGGCTGCGTGGATTGTGGATACAGGCCCCAGTCTATGGAGGACCTACGGCTACTCCACTGTGACCACCGGGACCCCTCTACCAAGGCAGCGTTTGGCCACAGGAACCTACGGAATAGGGATGTGGGCATGGCTGATGGTCTGCTTGGGGCCTCCAACTTAGAGAGCCTGCTTGAGGAACTATGGAAGTGCGACCCAGTGTGTGTCGAGTGCCACATGAAGCGAGGGCGTGAGAGGAAGCGCCCTAACCAAGGGTCCTTGCCCTTAGACATCCAAGAATGGATTAGGGCTGGAATCCCTGAGGCCATTGATGGTGAGCAGGAGCAATTGCTTTGAAACTCAAAGACGGGGGAGTCAAAACTTCAGAACATCGCCCCAGAGATACGTCAGCACATCTTGCAGGTCTCTCCGAGATTCGGCAGAAATGGGGCTATAGCCTCCAAGGATTCGTGAAGTTCGCCGAGATTCTGGGATTCAAGCTGGAATCGTTCCAGAAGCGGGATCTGAAGCCCCACTTCGACGGGTGCCGTGAATTGATCATCGTAGTGCCCAAGAAGAACGGGAAGAGCACGCTGCTGTCTGCCCTGATGCTCTTCCACCTCTGGGTGGTCGAGGATGCCGACGTGGTCATTGCGGCCGCCGCAGTGCGGCAGGCCAAGATCCTCTGGGACCAGGCCGTGATGCTCATTCGCCGAAGCGGCCTTGATGAGGTATTCGCGGTTCGTCCTGGCCTCAGGGAGATTCGCCTCGCCCCCCAGGGTGGCCCTCAGTACAAGCAGGCCGGCGTGGGGGAGTCTGGCTCCAGGATTCAGGTGCTCTCGGCAGACAAGACCACGGGTGACGGAGTCATCCCCACCCTGGCCCTTGTGGACGAGCTTCACCGTCACAAGGACATGGACCTATACGGAGTCTTCCGGGACGGCCTTGGCCCCCGGGACGGCAGGATGATCACGATCTCCACGGCCGGGGCCAAACTGGACTCACCCCTGGGCCAGCTTCGGGACAAGGCCCACAAGATGCCCGGGTTCCGCCGGGCGGGTACCCGGAATGAGGCCAGGTCGGAGAACGGCTCGTTCGTCTGGATCGAATACTGCCTGCTAGACACCGACGATACCTCCAGCATTCCGATGGTGAAAAAGGCCAATCCGGCGAGCTGGGTCACCGAGAGGTGGCTGCGCGAGCGGGCTGATTCCGAGACCATGACCCCCGGCCAGTGGCTTCGCTATGCCTGCGGGATCTGGACCGAGGGTGACGATCCCTGGATCGTGCCAGCCGACTGGGACCGGATGGCTGTGGACATCGGTGGGGTAGAGGATGGGGACGAGGTTGTCCTAGCGGTCCGGGCCGCCGCCGGTATGGGAATCGGCATCGCCGCACTAAAGCCGGATGGTGCGGTAGCGGTCAGGGCCGAGATCCTAGCCCCCCCGTCTGGTGGCCGGGTGCCACTTGAGGTGGTCGAGCGAACCCTTCACGACCTTTGTAACCGCTATGTCGTTCGGCAAATCGCCTATGACGCTGAGCAGTTCATGCGTTCGGCCGAATTACTCGAGCAACGAGGGTTGCCCATGATTGAAGTTCCGCAGCGCCCCATGCGTCTGGCCCAGGCCACGGCCACGATGTTCCGCCTGACTTCGGCCGGTCTACTCCGCCACGATGGCTTGCCGGAACTGCGATCTCACGTTCTTGCGGGACGGTCTAAGGAAACGGTTCAGGGCTGGTATTTCGTGCCGACGGGGAGCACCGCCGGGCTGATCGCGGTGACTATCGCTGCCCACCAGGTCACTCAGATCCCCTCCGATGATCCGGAGTTCATTGCGCTATGAGTAGGCTCAAGTTCAACTTTCGGGACGGTCTTCACTTCGAGAAACACAACATCGACAAGATGGCGCTGTGGGGTCGGGGCGAGGACATCGGCGATCCCGTCCATGCTGGCGTGCTTGTCTCACAGACCTCGGCCCTTGGATTGTCGGTGGTCTATCGCTGCGTCTCCCTCATCTCGGGGACGCTTGGAGCACTTCCCGCCGACATCGTGCGGAAGCGCACTGATATCCGGGAGCCCGTAGATCGCACTCCCGCATGGGTGGACGTTCCCAATCCTGAATCCACTTGGTTCGAGTTCGCCCGCCGGATCTTCGAGTCCCTCGCCATGGATGGCAATGCCTTCGTCCTCATCACGGCCCGAGATTTCGCGGGACAGGCTAGAGAGCTTTGGACCCTGAACCCCCGCGCTGTTCAGATCCGCCGCAGGGAAACCAGCCGCAGGATGTACTTCCTGGTCAATGGGTCTACCGAATACACGCGGTTCGGCCCCGACAACCTTCTCGGTGATGTGCTTCACATCAAGCTGAATGACGCCGGGGGCATGCGGGGACTCTCCCCGCTGGATCTTGCACGGCAGGGCCTCGGCCTCGGGCTCGTTGCCGAGAAGTTCGGAGGTAAGTTCTTCGGGAACGGACAGCAGATGTCTGGGGTTATCACGCTTCCACCGAGCGACAGGCCAAAGACCAAGGAGAACATCGACCTCATCCGGGAAAACTGGGAAGCAAAGCATGCTGGTTCCGACAAGGCTCACCGTCCTGGGGTTCTGACGGGCGGCGCGACATGGACCCCCATCTCAGTTACGCCTGAGAACGCCCAGTTCCTCGAGACACGGAAGTTCCAGGTTGAGGACATCGCTCGCTGGTATGGCGTGCCGGCTCACATGGTCGGGCTCGAGGAGAAGAACACATCATGGGGGACCGGCATTGAGGCCCAGTCCCTGGGATTCGTCCGCTTCACGCTGCTGCCGTGGATCGAGTTGTTCGAACAGGGCATGTCCCAACTGCTCGTCCGGGGCCAGGACCTCAAGCTCAACCAGCGGGGGCTGTTGCGCGCCGACTCCAAGACGGAGGCCGAGGTACTGGTGCTGCTCTCAAACAACGGCATCATTAACCGGAACGAGGTGCGGGCACTCTATGACAAGCCCCCGGTGCCCGGTGGGGATCGCTTCATCCTCCCGCTGAATATGCAGATCCTCCAGCCAAACGGCCAGGCGGAACCTGCGCCCGTGACGCCACCACCAGCATCAGAGCCAAGTCCAAATGGCAACGGCAATGGCCAGGCGTCCTTGCCGCTGGAGGTGAAGGAATGAGAGAGCGGTTCGTAGCGGACATTCCCCGCGAGCTGGCTCAGGTGGAAACGAAGGGCCGCATGCTTGAGGGCTATGCTTCGGTGTTCAACTACCCGATTGACTCAGGAACCCCCCGCAATCCCCAGACCACGTTCGTCAAGCCCGGGGCATTCACGCGCACGCTCAAGAATAACCGGGAGCAGATCCAGACGTTGTTCAACCACGGACATGACCCCCGCTATGGGGAGCTCCCCATCGGCACTATCAAGGACTTGCATGAGGATAGTCGAGGGCTCCGCGCCAAGGTAGAACTCCACGACGGCCCAGACAACGAGAACATCCGTGCCGCCCTTGCCTCCGGCGCTCTCCGCGCCATGAGCATCCAGTTTGAGACGATTCAAGAAGACTTCAACGATGACCGCACCGAGCGGAACCTACGCGAACTCAAGCTGTGGGAGTTCGGGCCGGTCACCTTCCCCGCCAATGCCGCCGCAACGGCCTCACTCCATTCACTCGCCGCGCTAGCCGTTGATCTTGAGGAACAGCTTGAGAAGCACTGGGATGGTGCCGCGGCACTCCGTACCTGCTCTAATGCCGCCGAGTTTCGCAAGATCGCTTTCGAGCGCAGCAACGACTCTGACCCGGACACGGCTGCACACTGGGCGCTTCCACATCACCCACGTCCCGGAGCTGGCCCGGATTCAGCCGGCGTAGCCGCTGCCCTAGCCGCCCTGCATGGCGGACGAGGTGGAGCACCCGACCTGAAGCAGTCCGTGACAAGTGTTGAGAATCATCTACAAGCACATCAGTCCGAGTCATCCTCGGCCGAGACTCGCGAAAGCACTCTCGACGAGGCCCGTCTCACCTGGTTGCGGGAAGTACAGCGCCGCTACGAGCAGCAAGGCGAAGAACTCGCCCTCGAGGCTGCGCGAATGGTGAAACGGTGAGGAGTTACACATGGCAGAAATGAGAGAGGTGATCCAGAGGCTTCACGAGAAGCGCCTCAACATCCGTTCGCAACAGACGGAACTGATGGCGCAGATCGAGGGTGATCTGGACAACGATGGCGGTGGCGAAGCCAAGGCTAAGTGGGATGCGCTGGACAAGGAGTTCGCCGAGCTTGGTGAAACCATCGACCGGTACCTGACAGTTCAGGAGAATGAGAAGGAGCTGGACGAGCAGCGCCAGCGGTTCGAGAAGGTCGTTCGCGATCCTCGGGTTGCGGAGACCAACGAGCAGGCATTCACAGAGAGGATGCGGAACTGGCTGAAGGCCGGCCTGCCCGATACTGAGGTATGGGCACCAAAGACGATTACGGTCAAGTTCGGTTCCCTGGCGGCTAATCCCGACAGGACGGGAACGATTGAGTATCACGACCTGACCAAGGGCACGGCGACAGACGGTGCCGAGCTGATTCCAACCGGGTTCGTTAGGACGCTTCAGGAGCACCTGATCGAGTCAAACGGCGTCCGCCGGACCAACGCCCAGGTCTTCACCACGTCAAGCGGTGAGAACCTGCTCGTTCCCGCGACCACCACACACGGCACCGCAACGCTGGTGGCTGAGGGCGGCGCGTTCCTCGAGAACGATGCGCAGTTCAAGCAGGTCACCATGAACGCCTACAAGTTCGGCCAGCTCACAGAGGTTTCTACCGAGTTGATCCAGGACTCGGCTATCGACCTGCTGGGATATCTCGGTCGGGCTGCGGGCATCGCCATCGGTACGGTGACCGGAACGTACAACGTCACAGGAACCGGTACTGCACAGCCCGAGGGGATTGCAAATGCTCCAACGGCTGGCGTCACTGGTGGTGCGGGTACAGGCCTGACGGTCTCTGCCGAGGCCTTGATGGATCTGTACCACTCGATCGTCACAGGCTACCGGGGACGCGGCTTCTGGGTCATGAACGACTCGACGGCTGCGTATATCCGTAAGCTTCGTGAGGGTACGGGTGCCACCGCCGGCAACTTCCTCTGGCAGCCCGGGCTTCAGGCCGGTCAGCCGGACTCGTTGCTGGGGCGTCCGGTTGTGACTGATCCGGCGATGGCCGCTATGGCCATCAACGCATACTCGATCGCATTCGGAGACTTCTCGGCCTACTTCGCGTTCCGCGATGTCAATACGGTCCAGTTCGACCGTTCGGATGACTTCCGGTTCCTGAATGGCCTGGTGGCGTTCCGCTCGAGTATTCGGACGGATAGCAAGCAGCTCGTCAACGGTGCATCTGGCGCGGTGAAGTTCTACCGCAACGGAGCCTCGTAAGAAGGCTGGGGGTGGGGGGGCTTCGGCCCCCCCTCTCCCCAAGGGGGATATATGGCGAAGGTCAAGGTTCTGGTGCTCTACCCGACGGGATTTCTTGCATTGAAGATGGAACCCGCACCCGCTGGCTCAGATGTTGTTGAAGTGGAAGAGTCCGATGCCGCCACCCTAGTTGGAGCGGGGTGGGCTGAGTACATCAAGCAACCGAAGACGGTTGAAACCGAAACCGCTGAAGTCAGGCTCTCGCGTGGTAGGAAGGCGAGTAAGTAATGGCCACGCTGAACGTGGTACCCGGCGGAGGTCTGCGTCTGTCCGATGCACAGACGGGTAACGGTGATTCCACGAATATCGTCTTCCGGGGCCAGGGTCAGACTGGCGGGGTTGTGGTTATCACCTCGGCCGTCGGTGCAACTCCGACGGTAACCGTAAACATCCAGGGCTCGGTTGACGGCGTCAACTGGGCGAACGTGCCGTACTACTCTGGCACGTGGGTGGTGGCCCCCACGTACATCGTCACTTCGTTCGCGATCACGACAGCCGTAACGACCATGTACCACATCCGAGGCACCGACGATTTCCGCTACCTCAAGCTTGCTTACTCAGCGAATACCAACGTAACCCTGACTGCCGACGCTTACCTGTGAGGGATAGATGGCCACATTCATTATGTTCGACAAAGCGGCGGTGAACTTCCTGGGCGGCGGTGTCGCTGGGGATACCGGCATGACGGATTGGCTTAGCCACACCATTAAGGCCACGCTACATACCTCGACCTACGTGCCGAATGTGGCAACCAACGAGGTCAAGGCCGATGCGACGAACGAACTTTCTACGCTGAACGGATATACCGCTGGTGGAATCACTCTCACCGCTTCGATTCCCGATGAGACTGAGCCGATCAACTTCGTGGTCGCTGACTGGTCGTGGACCGCCTCAGGCGGCAGCATCGGCCCCTTCCGCTATTGCGTGGTCTGGAACGACACGCCCACCACTCCCGCTGACCCGCTTATCGGCTACATCGACGTAGGCGGCGATACGACTATTACGAGCGGCAACACGATCACGTTTGACGCTGATCAGGTCAACGGACTCTTTACCGGAACCGCGACGTAATGGCTGTGACACGTATCGATTACGCAAATCTAGATGAAACAATTGTTGGAAGTGAGATTGTCGCGCTATCGCATAGCGGTGAACCGCCGCGCACAAACAGCCTCGGCATCATCAAAGAGGTCAGCATCGTGGATGGAGTAGCAGTCATGACCATGACCGATGGCCAGATTCAGTATGGGGTTGGAGTCGGCGGATACATCGAGATCGCCTGATGTTCCGCCCGCGCGTATATACGGTTCCCATTGCTTCCACGTCAAACACCGTGGCGGTTGACTGGGTGGAGCTCATCACCGGCACTACCGTTGGCCTCATGCTCCTGGGTATCGACCTAGGACAATCCACAGAGCTCGGGGACGCTGCCGAGGAACAGATCCGTTGGTACGTCAAGCGGGCGACCGGTACGTACACATCAGGTTCGGGCGGTGCTACCGGCATTGCGCGGCCCCCGGTCAATGCGGGTGATGGAGCGGCCACATTTACCGCAGAGTCAAACAACACCACTCAAATTGCGGTGGGTACCGGCACACTCACAACCCTGCTGACATCGACGTTCAACCTGCGTACCGGTCTCCAACTCTTCTGGACCCCGGAGACGGCTTTTACCTGCGGCATATCGCAGGCAATGGCCATCGGGATGAGCGCTGCACCAGCAGACGCGGTTACCTGGGAAGGAACGGCTTACGTAGGAGAACTAGTGCCATAACCAATAGCCCCGGCACCGCTGGAACGGTCCGGGGCGTGGCACACAGGAGGCACCCTGTATGCAGTGGAATCATCGGAAGGCTGGGCATGGCCGTACAAGTCGGCTATTTGGGCGATATCTCATTGGGCTGGTACTAATGCTTGCTGCCTGTGTACCGGCATATGCGGAACCAAAAGCCAAGCCGACGTGCGGGGTGGGCCAACTCCCCCCATGTCCCACGCCCAGTCCGTCGCCCAGCCCATCCCCATCCCCTTCGCCGAGTCCAAGTCCCTCCCCTAGCCCTAGTCCGAGCCCCCCACCTCCAACATGTCAGGGCGTGCAGGTTCCGTTCAATGCGACGACGGGCTACCTGAATACGGTGATTCCAGGCAATGGAGCCCAGACATACTGCCTCGCGGTCGGCCAGTACGAGATGGGCACTGCGGCGTTGCACTACGACAACGGAGACGTGGTTGTTGGCGTTACGGGAACGCACGGTCCAAATGGTGAGGTTACTGCTCCGACGTTGATCCACAGCACGGCCGGGGCGGGCGTCATTGAGGCACAGACGGGCGACACAAATCTCACGGTCGATTGGGTGGACCTGTGTTGCTCGCCGTATGTGGACTCGGGACAAACGGGTCGGGGCATTGATGGTGCCAACTCGTTGCTCGTCAATCTGACGGTGATGAACTCCCGCATTCATGGCAACGGGCAATCGGGAATCGGCGGTGTGGGTTACGGCCTAGTCGTCGAGAACTCCGAGATCGACCACAACGGCACGAACCACGGGGGTACTGACGCCGGAATCAAGACCGTCAACTACATGCGGGTTAGCAACTCCTACATTCACGACAACAGCTTCAACGGCCTCTGGTGGGATTGCGATGCTCCTGGGGGGATCATAGAGAACTCCTTGATTACTGCGAACTGGAGTGCCGGCGTCGAGGTGGAGATCTCCTCGGGTGATGCCGCCTCGGGCAAGTCCATCCCGCCCGGAGCGAACTATGGATTCGTGATTCGTACAAACCATATCGAAGGCAACAACACGACGAGTACAAGCCCTTATGGGGGCATCCTGGTATCCGGCTCCAGCAACACAAACGCGGATGGGAACACGGCTATCAACAACACGGGCCACAACATCTGGTTCACGAACAACGCCCGTTCGGGTAACGGCCACGTCATCCCCAGCTGCTCGTCCGGGTTCTTCCAGTCCAACAACTTCATCCAGAACAATGACTACGGCCCGCAGAACATCGGCGACTGCTCGCAGGCCGGCCTCGTCTGCTTGAACAATCGACAGATTCTCCCGTAAATGGCTATCGGTTTTCGAGGTGCCGATACTGCCGTCAACGGCATCAACAGCATTACTCCCACGGTTAACGCCAATCAGGTTGTAGGCGACATGATGATCCTGATTGCCGGTGGAAAGGGGTTTGACCTCGGATGGTCAGTTACTACATCAGGGTGGACTGCTCTTGGCCGAGGGCAGAGCGGTACAACAGTGGCGGGTGTGGATACCGGATCTATGGCTATGCAGGTCTGGTACAAAGAAGCTACCGTTGATCCTGAGACGAACCCTACCGTCACAGAAGGTACTCCCACATGGAATGTCGCTGCCGCGTGGATCATAGTTTTTTCTAAAGGTGCTGGAGAAGTTTGGTCAACCCCAACAGTCGTATATGGTGCTGACGAAGTAACTGGTACGTCGATATCCGCGACGATGTCAGCGAATAATGATGTTACTGGGGGCGACTATGTAATCGCCAGTCTTGTCTCTAATACTGACGTCTTGAGTCCCTACACCACCGACGTTACGGCCACACAGACCGGGGTCACTTTCGGCACATGGACCGCACGCCAGGACAACCTCACAACAGCTGGTGGAGACATGTCGTGGGACAATTCGACCGCTCCGGTGACCGCGGGGCCGAGTTCCGCCGCTGCGGTGCTATCCGCAACAGGTACAGCATCGGGTGGGGCAGACCGTAGCGAGTTAGGTTACATCCGTCTTCGCGTTACAACCGCTCCCGCTGCCACCTCTCTGGCATTTCCCCCGCGTCAACGACGCATGGCATCCCTCATAGTGCGATGAGCGCCATCTTCCGTCGCAGTCCGGGACCATTCATCAGGACAAATAAGCCTGCCGCTCGACGGTGGATCGGGACACTTCCGGCTGCTGGTGGTACTACGGTCGTTGTTACCGCCGGATCAATTACTTGGTCGGGTCAATCTGTAACAGCAAGCATCACCGTTCCCGTCACTGCGGCCACGGTGACATGGACCGGTCAAGCGGTAACGGTCTCAATTGCGACGGTTATCCCCGTTACCGCAGGTTCGGTTACCTGGGCTGGACAGTCAGTCACAGCGCAACAGACGATTCCGGTTACAGCCGCAGCGGTAACTTGGTCCGGTCAGACCGTAAACATCGCAATAGCGACTGTTATCCCAGTCACAGCAGGGGCGGTTGTCTGGTCGGGTCAAACGGTCACCGCGAACCGAACAGTACCGATAACAGCCGGAACCATTATATGGGCAGGACAGACCGTCAATATCGCCATAGCGACGGTCATCCCGGTTACCGCTGGCAGCCTGACCTGGTCCGGCCAGGCGGTTACCCAGGCGATCACCGTTCCGGTTGTCGCTGGGTCGGTTTCATGGGCCGGCCGAACGGTGACTGTTTCGATAGCAACCGTCATCCTGGTTACGCCTGGTGCGGTGGTATGGACCGGCCAGACAGTCACCGTCATTGCTCCACCGCAAATCTTTATCTTCATCGACGACGGCGATTCGGCAGTATCTGGGATGAATGGGGATTCCTCCTCCTCCGGCATGGATAGCGATTCCGCTATGTCCGGACTACAGGGCGACTCGGCAATGGTAGGCGTGGGTGCCGATTCCTCCGTGACCAGTTTCGGAAGCTAACCCATGTGGCAGTCCAACGCGCTCTCCGCAATACCCAGGCAACGCTTGAGGTCACCTTCTATTCGGGTGGCGTAGCTACAGACGCCGATGGCGCGGTAACCGTAGACATCACTAGGGCAGACGGCACTGCCTTTGCCACCGGTGCGGCCACCACACATGGAACTACCGGTCAATACAAGTACACGCTAGCCCCGCAGACCAACCTCGAATACTTCACCCTTGTTTGGAATGGCACGTTCGGCGGCGTGGCTCAGAAGATCACCACGCACACAGAGATAGTCGGAGCCCTCTACGCGCCAGTAAACGACATCGCGGCCATGAAGGGCCTCTCGGGATTCTCTGTCGCAGCACTCGAGGAAGCCCGCCAGTGGTTCGAGGACTTGGCCGAGAGCTTCTGTGCCCGTGCTTTCGTCCCGCGCTTTGCCATTGACAAGCTCGACGGCGACGACACCGACACCATCCGGCTGACGCGCATCGAACCGCGCACCATTCTGTCAGCCAAGATCGGCGGGGTAGCCCAGACCGGGACAGCTACATGGGCCTTGTACTCCACGGGGACCGTGGTGCGAGACACGGGCACCTTTACCAGCGGGGACCGCAATGTCCAGATCACTTACGAGTACGGAGCTGATGAGCCCGACCTGGAGCTTCGCCAGGCAGCACTCCGTGCCATCCAGTACCGCCTTCTAGGCGACAACCTAGGCCTGCCGGCCGAGGCTATGTCCGCAGCGGTGGATGTGCGCGGGCCTCTTACCTTCGGTGCTCAGAGCATCACTCAGCCAACTGGAATCCCCGAGGTTGACCACGTATTAACGCAACGCGGTATGGCGGTGTGGGTGGGCTGATGAAGAGACTAATTGTACTGCCGCTCGTCCTCATGTTCCTGAGCATTGCTGAAATTGCTACAGCAGGTGAGACCAACACACTCTTCATAGATCCGACCCCGACCTACGTCGGTGACCACGTCTTCCTTAGCGGATGCGGTTACGGTGCGAACAAGGATGTCTCCTTCTTCGTACAGGCACCCAGCCAGATGGGAACGCTTGAGTACTTCGTCGCCATCACCGTCCGCATGGATGCTAATGGTTGCTTCAACACCCACGATATCCCGTTCTACAACGGTTATGTCCCATTCGAGCCGGGACTGTGGTGCGTTCAGGGGCTCTACAAGACTGGCAGCGGGGTCGGGGACTACGGCCACCACAAGGCCATCGTCGAACTGGACTATGAGGTGCTTGCCTGATGAGCTTATTCGTGCGAGGCATCCCGCAAACAAAGGCCGCCTTGGCCAGAGTGAAGGCCGAGATTGAGGCCGCATCACCTGCCGCTACCAAGGCCGGCGGGGAGATTGTGGCGAGGGCCATGATTTCCCGAGCACCTCGAGACACTGGCCGGCTGGCCTCGAGCATCCGCGTAGTGGAAACCAGCTCCTTCGGAGACGGTGCCACATCCAAGGTGGGCTCTGACGTCCCGTATGCCCGATTCGTGGAGTTCGGTACCACATTCATGGCTGCCCAGCCGTTTGAGGAAGAGGCGGGGAACGAATCTACAACCGCACTCGTGACCGCCATGGCATCTGTATTGAGGGCCAGTATTCACTAAGGAGGCAATGTGGCCACGCTAACAGCACAGGACGTAAGCGGGACTTCATCCGTTACACCGACATATACGCCGGCGGATGTAGCTGGTGACCAGGTCGCGAACGACGGGAAGATCCTGCTGCACTTCAAGAACACGAACGCCTCTGCCCGGAACGTCACCATCGACTCGGTGACAGCCTGCAATCAGGGCTCGGACCACAACATCGTGGTCAACGTTCCAGCCACAACCGGAGACAAGATGGTGGGGCCATTCGATGTGGCCCGGTTCTCCAACTCGACTGGGTTTCTCACTTGGACATACGACGCGGTCACCAACCTGACCGTCGCAGTTCTCTCGGTGTAGGGGGGTGACATGGCAAAGGTTGCAGGATTCCTCGGGCTCCTGAAGCGGAATACCACCGGTTCCACCTACGTGTCGGTCCCCCAGCTTCTTACCGTGAGTGCGGTTGGTTCCGAACGGAACCTAATTGATGTCTCCGCACATGGGGATTTGTGGGCGGACTTCATCACGGGCCGACAAGAGGGTAGGGAAGTGGAGTGCACCCTTTTGTGGGACCCAGCCGACGCACAGCATGCGGCCATCAAGGCGGACTATGACGCGAGTACGCAGGCGGCCAGGAACTATGAACTCCAGCATCCGGCCTGGACAACGGCCTATCGTTTCCCGGCCCTCGTCTCAGCTTGGGAAGTTGAATCAACGGATGATGCGGGGATGGAAGCCCACTTCACCTTGAAGATCGTGAACCCGGGAGTTAGCTCGGTGAGCCCGTCGTGAGCCTAACGCGGGAACAGATTCTCGCTTCACGTAAGGACCGCAAGCCAGTGCCTCTCGAGGTCCCGGAGTGGGGCGGAGAAGTCTACGTGCGGGTGCTCTCGGCCAAGGACCAGGCAGAGCTCTCCGACGGGGTGAAGCCGGCTGAGATGCCCATCCGGGTGCTGCTGCACTGCTTGGTGGATGAGGCCGGCGAACCAATCCTGAAAGAGGAAGACGCCGAAGCACTCGCCGAGGAAGACTTCCCGGTCATCCTCCGCGTGTTCGCCTTTGTCGCCAAGCTCAACGGTCTATCCACCAAGGAGCTGGATGAGGCGATGGAGTCTTTCGCTCCAGCCCCGGACGAGTACAGCTCCAAAGGGTAGCTCTCGCTCTGGGGCGCACGGTGGACGAGGTGGGTGAGGCGATGACCTCGGCCGAGCTAACCGAGTGGATGGCCTATGAGCGCGTCTACGGACCCATCCTTCCCCATGAGCGCATCGACCTAGGCTTCGCGCAGCTGTACTACTACCTCGTCTCGCTACTGAGCCAGAAGAAGCGCGGACAACAATACAAGCTCCGCGATTTCCTCCCCAAGTGGATGCGTGATCTGACCAGCCGTCCGTCTGATGACGGACGGGGCCTCGAGGCAACGCTCAAGGATTGGGCTAATGGCGACTAAAGGAAGTGCCCCCTTCGGCGAGAAGGTGGTGCCAAACCCGCCGTCAGGGGCACGTTGTTACGAAGTCTTACGAGCTTCTGCTACGGCTTGCTGGATAGCCTTGCGTCGGCCATGGCGAATGGAGCGCCAGAGCCCAAGGGGAAGGAACACGAACCACAATGTCACTCGCCCTAGCCATTTGAGGAATCCCATCCTGCACCACCTCTCTCGGGCTCCCGCCCGGAATCTGCACCACCTTGCAACTATTAGTATCGGACCAATCGAAACTGGCGTACAGTCCCCCATTTGGCTGATGGGGGGTGACTAGCCATCCCAACGATTAGCACCCTGACCGTAGATGTCACCACGCGGACATCCAAATTCTCGAAGGGCCTGAAGGTTGTTGCTGGCGGCCTGGCGGCCCTGGCTGCCGGCGCAGCCTATGCGTTCTCACAGTTTGAGGAACAGGAAAAGATAACGGCCCAGACCGGGGCCGTCCTCAAATCTACGGGGAATGCTGCGAACGTTACGGCCAAGGAAGTGGAAAACCTTGCTGCTGCCATTGCCAAGAAGACCGGCATTGACGACGAGGCGATCCAATCTGGCGAGAATCTGCTGCTGACCTTCACCAACATCCAGAACCGCGTGGGTGAAGGTAACGACATCTTTAACCAGGCCACGCAGACTATTACCGACATGTCGGTGGCCCTGGGTCAGGATTTCAAGTCCTCGGCTATCCAGGTGGGTAAGGCGTTGCAAGACCCCATTCTCGGGATGACTGCCTTGCGTCGAGTGGGTGTGAGTTTCACCGAGAAACAAACCGAGATGGTGGGCAAGTGGGTGGAACAGGGCCAAGTGCTCCGTGCTCAGAAGTTCATCCTTGGGGAATTGACGAGAGAGTTTGGTGGTAGTGCTGAGGCCCAGGCTACGGCATCTGGCAAGATGTCTGTAGCACTTGGCAACCTGGGCGAACAGGTCGGTAAATTCGTTGCACCCGCATTCACATTCTTAGCCGAGAAACTCACCGTCGTTGCAAACTTCCTGCGGCAAAACGTGGGACCAGCCTTCAGGGAAGCCAAGCAGTTCGTCATGGATTTATGGGCGACGTTGCAAGAGGGCAGTAGTGCCCTTGGTCCCATCATTGAATGGTTTCAGAAGATATGGGACATCGTCAGGCCCGTGGCGATATCCATGGGCAAGGATCTTGTGGAGGCCGCCACCCAGGTCTGGCATGTTCTTCAATCAAATCTTGGCCCGATGTTCGCCGCATTGTGGACCCTACTCAAGAAGCTCTGGGATGTTTTCAAGCCCCTCATCATCGTCATCGGTGTCCAGTTGTACATCGCATTCAAGGTGATAACGGAAGTGCTTCCCATCGTCATCTTCCTCATCACGAAGCTCATCGAATGGCTCGCGAAGATCATCACGGCAGCCCTCTCCGTTGTGACGTTCGTTCGGGACAAGTTCGTAGAACCGATTGTCAACTTCCTTGCTCGCATAGTTGAATTCATCAAGGATCGCTTCGTTGAAGCATGGCTGGTTATTAAGGGTCCGGTGCTTGCTGTAGTCAATGCCATCATCGGTGTGGTCAAAACTCTTATCGAAACGATCCTCAAGGCCTACAACGTACTGAAGGACTTCCTCACCCTTAGTGGCGAAGCTAAGCCAGCGGGTTCCTTTGAAGGCCAGGTTCCATCCCGGTTCGGCACCCCGCCGTCTGGGCAGCATGGCGGCGAAGTTCTCCGCACAGGCTTGGCCCGTATCCACAAGGGCGAAGTCCTAAGCGGTATCAACAACGAAATGGGCATGGGCGGAATCACCATCAACATCAACGGTGACGTAACCGGTCTGGAAGTAGTCCGCAAGGTTCGTGATGGCTTGTTGAAACTAAAGGCACGTAACTCGACGACAGGACTCTGATGCCACAGCCCGGGCCCACAACACCGCGTAATAACCCTAGCCACTCCACCCTACATAATTTCCATGTAGACGTGAAGATGTTTGGGGCTACGGGCGATGGGGGTACAGATGACACATCCGCAATCAACGCTGCCCTAGCAGCCGCGTCCGCTGGGGCCACTGTCTTCTTTCCCGCTGGGACTTATCGCATTACCTCAGGTCTAATTCCGTCGTTCAATGAAATAATTCTTCGTGGTGCGGGTATGTGGACAACCCATTTGCATCTCGAAAGTGCTACAGCAAACGCTATTACTGTCTCGAACAAGTCTGTTTTTACAATTCGAGACATGGCTATCACTTGCTACTCGTCCGGCAATACCAGGACTGCGGGGCGGGGCATAAGTCTTACGACAGTAGGCGACTACCTCATTGAAAACGTCGCTATTAGAAGCGGATGGGATGCAATCTATCTGAGTGGGGCTGCGACGGGACTCCTGAAGAATGTAAAGATCGACGACTCTGCCTCTGTTACGGGCGGGGGGCTGAATCGCGGAATCGTAATGGCAGATACCTGCATCTCCACTCGAATGGAGAATGTATATCTGGCTGCCACCAACTCTGCATCGGCGGCGCAGGGCATCCTTGTTGATTCGGGAACAGACACCCTGAACATGATTGGTGTCGAAATCGTTAATGGCTTTAATCCCCAACTCCAGATCGCTAACAATGGGGCGGCACACGATGCTCGTTGGGTTCGTCTTTCAAATTGCTACTTCGATAGCCCGGCCTCTGGGGCCCATGCCGTAGAAATCCTTAAGGGTTACGACATTCAACTAAATGAGTGCTACGTCAAGGGTGGACAGAGTGGCATCCACCTGTCGAGCACTCACAAGCTTGTAACCATTAAGGGTGGAATAGTACTTCTCGCCCAGCAGTACGGCATCCTCGTGGATGCCACAACTGATCTATTGGTGGATGGGGTAACGATAGCAGATAACAGTCAGCAGACAGCAAATACCTACTCAGGCATTACTATTGCCCCGAACGTTTCCGCTTTCCGTCTCGTGAACAACCGCTGCGGCAATCTTAATGTTGCCGGCGGTGCATCAGCAAATCATAAGTACGGCATCCAGGTTATTTCGGGGACAAGCGACAATTACGTGATTGCCAACAACGACCTGCGCACCAATACAACGGATGGGCTGCTGGATGCTGGAACGGGAACCAATAAGACCGTAACGGGGAACATCGGATGACAACTCCTCCGTCTCTTCTGCCTACATCGTTACAAGTGACGAAGGCAACCCCAGCCTACTCCGCCAGCATCACGCCAAACGCAGCGGCCGGGCATTGGCAGACGATTACCGCCACTAACGGCACCGCCTTCACCATCAATGCCCCCACAAGTCCGCCCTCCGCATCGTATTCCCAAGACCTCGTCATTGAGATCTTCAATAACTCCGGCGGTGCCCTAGGCGCAGTGACCTGGAATGCAGCCTTCGTCCTCGTCGGTGGCGCATTTACCAACCCAGCCAACACCAAGAAACGATTCATCGCATTCAAGTGGAATGGTTCGAGCTGGATTGAGACGAGCCGTGCTGGCGCAGACTATTAACCATGAGTGGGGATTTTCTATACGACAGTAGTGGCCCGTACGATGCGGGCGATCCCTATAACGGCCCATTAGGCGTTGGCGGACTAGCAAGCATTATCGAACTTGATCTCGGTGGCTTTATCAGTGGGGCAATATTGGACGACCCTCTGTCGGCCAAGCTTGATGCGGCAATCCTTGGCCCCACAACTCCAACCTTTGCAGAAGACATCACGATCTATGTTCGGGAAGCAGCAACACATCGGGGAGCCTCTCGTGAGCTTGAGCGGATTGAAGCTGGTACGGCGTCGCTAACCCTAGATAACCGGGATGGGCGATTCACGCCATTCAATACTGCCTCCCCTTACTACCCCAACATCCTCCCGATGCGGCGCATTCGGATACGGGCTTCCTGGGATGAGGTCATTTATCCGGTGTTCAACGGATTCGTGGAGGATTGGCCGGTAACTTTCCCCGGCGAGGTAGACACGGAAACTCGGGTAACCCTGGTCGATGGCATGAAGATGCTAGCCGTAGCGAATATCTCTGGCAGTTTCTCCCAGCAGGGTAGCGGGGCGAGGGTAGGCGCAATCCTCGATGCAATCAACTGGCCGACCGCTGATCGGGATATCAACGTGGGCACCGCTACGGTTCCGGCGATCACGTTGGCGAACGTCTCGGCTCTCGAGCACCTCCAGCAGATAGCTCACGCCGAAGGTGGCCGGTTCTTCATTGGCAAGAATGGCTATGCCGTTTTCCGGGAAGGCGCGGAAGTGAACCCAGATATCTCGACCCGCATATGGGCCGACGATGGGACGGGGATGAGCTACCGGGACATCGCCCTGGCTTTCGATGACAACCTAATCCTGAATGACGTGCACCTTACCCGGACCGGGGGAACCGAGCAGATTGCGACAGATTCGGGCTCTCAGACCCAGTACGGCATCCGATCCAGTTCGGAGACAGACATTCAGCTTGTGAATGATGGGGCGGTTTTGGACCGCGCCACGGAGCAGGTGCGGCGTTATGCCCAGCCAGTCCTTCGGCTAGAGAGCCTAGTTGATAACGCGATGCAACATGGTTTGTGGGATCGCGTCCTTGTGCGGGACATCAACAACATCGTGAAGGTCATCGAATCTCGGACTGCGACATCCCAGATATCGTCGATCGAGGGTATCTCTCACGATATCGGCCGTGACGGCTCTTGGACTGTAACGCTTGCAGTGGCACCTAGCAGTTTGGTCGTGGCGGGCATCCTAGATGACCCGACGTATGGCCTGCTGGACTCAACAGCGATTCTCAGGTAGGGAGAATAGATGCCCTGGACAGCACCAAAGACCTGGAGTGCCGGCGAGACGCTGACGGCAGCCAACTTCAATACCCATATCCGCGACAATCTGAACTATGTCAACACTCAGCATAAATACAAGACGGGAGATACAAGCAGCACTTCGACGACACTGGCGAACGACCCGGACCTCTTTTGGGCGGTCGCAGCAAATGAGGTATGGTTGGTGCAGGCCTTCCTCCTGATCGACTCTAACGGTACCGCCGGATACAAATGCACGTGGACCGTCCCATCAGGGGGGACGATGAAGTGGGCGGGCCTGATGGATCGAGCCGGGGCCGGCATCTTTTGGGCAGGCGATACGGGCTCCTCACCCAACGCCCTGCTAGATGCCGCCGCAACCCAGACATACTCCTCTGCCTCTGCCGCAACCATCTGGGGCGTACAAATAAATGGCATCGTCACCATAGGTGCCACTGCGGGCAATGTGCAGTTT